GGGCAGGGAAAGACAGTACCCTATGAGAAATATAAAGAGCTTGAAACAGCGCATATGGAGTTAATGGCTGCTTATGAAAAGGTTGCGGGTGACGGCCTTTCTGATATGACCGTAGAAGAACTTAAGGCTTATGCAGAAACCCATAGCATTGACTTAGGTCAGGCAACTTCTCAGGATGGTATTATTAAGAAAATTAGAGCAGCTCAGAAAGCGTAGGTGATCCTATGGCTTATAAGCCCTATGCAGATGCCGAATATTATGCAGCTGAATTTGAAGGGACAATAATTCCTGCAGAGGAACTGAATAAAGCCTTAAAGCAAGCCAGTAGGCACATAGATGCTCTTACCTATAATCGAATTGTAGGTAGGGGCATTTCTAATTTAACAGATTTTCAGCAAGAGATTATAAAAGAATGTTGTTGTGAACTGGCTGACTTTGAATATGAGAATGAGGACATGATTGAAAGTGTTTTGCAGAATTATGGAATTAACGGAGTTACCATGTCTTTCGGAGAGAGCTGGAATATTAAAATTCAAAATGGTATTGCAATTCGAAAAAGTATCTATCAAAAATTAAGCCAGACCGGATTAAGCCGGTCAAGCCTGGGGGTGTGGCAATGAGATACCCATGCTTAGTTGATAAGCGGTTTTGTAAGACACCTATCCATGTGGAAATTACTCCGGAGGGTGTTAATAAGTATGGTGAGCCTTTTAATACTATCATCATTGATACGAAATGCAATTACCAGGATACCGCCAAAACGGTGCTGACTGCTGAAAAGGTACTAATACGGCTTGATGGCATTGCATTATTCCCGGGTGATATTACACCGGATCTGCCATCTTTATGTGGAGGCACCGTGAAGGTATATGGGGTAGAGAGGACAATCTTCCGGGGAACAAAAGCCAGAAATCCGGATGGCACCGTAAACTACAGTAAATTGGAGCTGATTTGATGAAGGTTAATTCAAGGGTAAAGATAAATACACGGAAAATTAATCAGCTTACCAGAGCACAGATAACAGCATTAGAGCAAACCACAGAAGCATTGCATACAGAAGTTGTACAAGCGCAGGTAATGCCACGGGATACCGGCGCCCTGCAGAATGAAAATACCTTTGTTGATTATTCGGAGAGTGCAAAGGGAAGAGCTACTTTGGTTTCAACGCTGCCCTATGCCCGTCGGCTTTATTATCATCCGGAATATGATTTCAGCACTGCGGAAAATCCGAATGCAAAGGGCAAATGGTACGATGATTGGATCGACGGTAGCAAGAAGGATTTCTGTAAAAAGGCATATAAAGAACTTTACAGAAGAGCAGGAGGAGTGTAATGCTTTACTTAGAAGATGTAAGAGATTATATGGGCAGTCTCAATATAGCGAACGATGATAACGTCTATATGGGTAAGTTGGACAATAAAAAACAGAGATCCATAGGAGTATATCAGCTGAAGCAGTCCAGGGCACCAACCGTAAGCTTAGGGGATTCCGGCACTTATAAGGTAAAGCCCATTTCCCTGCTGGTGCACTGGAATAAGAGCGCAAGGGATGCTGAAAAGACTGCATATCAGCTTTATGAGCTGCTGAGGACTGCTCAGAATGTAGAAGTCAATGGTAAAAGGATCATTTATTTCCAGATGCTTCAGGAGGAGCCGGTGGATGTTGGTACAGATGAAGCCGGTATTTATGAAAGAGTAATTGAAGTAATTATTTTTTATGAAAGGTAGGTAATAAGATGGATACAGCTGCAAAAACATATCCGGTTTATAACAATAAGTTTAAAATCGGTACCAGTGGGTTGGAAAGCACCGAAGAACAAATGGCTATTATAGCTAATCTAGAAAACTTTGCACCAAGTATAGAAGGTGGTGTGGAAGAATGGAATCCGATGGAAGCAGAAGGATGGGGAGATGCTATGATGACCAGCAAGAAGCTTTCCTTTAGTTTTTCCGGAAAGCGAACCTATGGTGATCCAGGCAATGATTACGTTGCTGGATTGGCATGGAAATCCGGTAATGATGTTGTATCAAAGTTTGAGTGGGAGCTTCCTTCCGGTGCAAAGGTAGTCTTTAACTGCATTGTCAATGTAACAACTCCGGGCGGTGGCGATTCAACAGCCCTGGACGGGTTAGAGTTTGAAGTACTTTGTAAAGGCAAACCGGCATTTACACCGGCTGCTTAATTATGAGGGTAGGGCATCCTACTCTCGTTTTAATGAAAGGAGTTTTTATGGGAAAAGTCGTTGATATTACAGATAAGCTTAGTTTTGAGGAAAACCCTAAAATTAAAGTTAAAAATGCAGAATATGAAGTCAATTCGGACGCGCCTACGATGCTGAAAATTATGCAGCTGCTAGGAGATGGTGAAAACGTCTCTGCCAGTGATGTAGTGAGCATGTATAATTTGATATTTAGTGAAAGCGAAAGGAAAAAGATCGATAAGCTCAAGCTGCAGTTTACAGATTTTCAGACCCTTGTTATGACAGCAATAGATCTTGTTGCTGGTGAACCAGAAGTGGGGGAATAAGCGACCCATTTTATGATCTGTTTGAAGACTGGGACTTAATCGTATCCAGTTTCCAGACACAGTATAACATTCGGATCTATTCCGATGTGTTTAAGACCATGAAATGGGATGAATTTACGGCTTTGATCAGCGGACTTAGTGCCGATACTCCCCTGGGGCGAATCGTGCAGATCAGGGCGGAGAATGACAAGGATATGTTAAAGAATTTCACGAAGGAGCAAAAGCGCATCCGGAATGAATGGAGAAATAGATCAGCGCAGAAGATGGATAAAGCCACTTTTGATCAAGAAATGTTCAGGCTGGAAAAAATGTTTGAAGCAATGGCGAAGTAGGTGATGATAATGGCTGAAAGTGTTGGACAGATCGGACTTGATCTGGTAGTAAATCAAAAGGGTTTTAATAAGCAGATGAAAGGCATTGGCAGCCTTGCTAAAAAGGCAGGTGCTGCCCTTGCTGCAGCTTTTGCTGTAAAAAAGATCGTTGACTTTGGGAAAAGTGCTTTAGAAATGGGATCGCAATTGGCTGAGGTAGATAATGTGATTCAGCAGGCAGTACCTAGCATGGAGAAGCGAATAGACTCTTTTGCAAAGAATGCGATTCAGCAATTTGGTATGTCAGAGATAGCAGCCAAGCGATATACCGGTGTTTTCTCTTCCATGGCACGCGGGTATGGATTTACTGAAAAGTCAGCGGCTTCCATGGGTGTCACACTTACAAGTCTTGCTGCGGATGTAGCATCGTTTTACGATACAAGTCAAGATGAAGCATTTACCAAATTAAAGTCCATATTTACAGGTGAAACAGAAAGTTTAAAAAGTTTAGGCGTTGTAATGACACAAAGTGCCCTGGATGCCTATGCTATGGCTAATGGTTACGGGAAAGCAACAAAGAATATGTCTGAGGCAGAGAAAGTAGCTTTAAGATATGCTTTTGTGCAGGAAAAACTAAGGTTTGCTCAAGACGATTTCGCCAAGAACTCAAATAGCTGGGCGAACCAAGTTCGTATTTTAAAAGAGCAGTTTAATGCTCTGAAAGCTACCATTGGTCAGGGATTGATTAATGCCTTTTTACCAGTACTCAATGTAATGAATACACTACTCGCTAAAATACGAACCGTTGCTAATGCTTTTAATGCATTGACAGAAAAAGTTTTCGGCAAGGCTGATACTTCCTCCCAAGCAGTTACTTCCTCGGTGGAAGGGATCGGTGATGCATCTGCAGAAGCCGTTAATGGAGTAGGAAAGGCAGCTGATGCAACTAGTAAGGCAGCTAAAAAAGCAAAACAAGGCGCAACTTCTATTGATGAATTAAATATAGTAACTCCTGACAGCGATTCTAAAACCGGAGCAGGCGGTCTTGATGGAGCTATTGCCGGATTGGATGACATCAAAAGCAAGACAGAAGAAAACATTGAAACTCCAATGAGTAGGGCTCTTGATAACATAAAGAAAATTGTTGGTGAAATAAAGGCACAGTTCGAAAGCGGCTTCATGGAAAGGTTTGCAAAAATTGATTTCACACCAGTTCAGAGTTCTTTATCCGGAATAAAGACATCACTGCAAACACTGTT